AGGATCCATCGCTATACTTGAAAGATAATATCTTGAAAATAAAGATAGATAAAAAGAAAATAAATATAAAAAATAAAAACTTATTGGGCATATCTTTGTCAATTATTATCTTGACGTTATCCACAACCATCGAAGCAAAAGCAGCAACACAGACTGATTTGCTTAAACTTTATGCACATTCAAGGCTATTGAATTACAAAGAATTTCAATGCTTTAACAAGCTCATCACTAAGGAATCTCAGTGGTCGTATTTATCTCGTAATGGATCGCACTATGGATTGGGACAGATGAGATCCAAACACTATCGAGATCTGGATCCATTCAGACAGATAGATGCATCAATCAAATACATCACAAATCGTTATCAAACGCCGTGCAAAGCCTGGGCGTTTCATCAGAAAAGAAACTTCTACTAATGGCCAGTCAATCAGCAAGAGCCAATGGTGGCACACGTGCTTGGTCAAAGATACGAGCAAGGATCCTGATACGTGATGGTTATCTTTGCCAATACTGTGGCAACGATGCCAGTACAGTCGATCACGTGATTCCAATCAGCAAAGGCGGCACAGATGATCCGGATAACCTTGTAGCAGCTTGCACTCGATGCAATTATTCAAAAGGCAACCGAATGGATCGCTTTTTTGGACAGGGCAGGACACCTCTGACTCTTCCTTTTCTGTTTTCACCTGAACAAGAGAGCACAAGTTATGAGTAAGGCTGAACAGGGTCAAATAAGGTCATTGCAGGTCGTTACAGGCTCGAATAGGGACGAACAGGGAATTGAACCTGCACCAGAGCGCTTAATCGGCTCAGGAACGCCCAGAATCCACTCTAGGCTGAATGATTTGCCGTCAAAAGGCTTCGAAGTTATCGACTTCGCCGCATCGATTGGCATCGAGCTAATGCCGTGGCAAAAATTTGTATTTGAGCACGCATTGAAAATCAAGCCGGATGGTAGATGGCACGCTCCACTGGTGGTCATTGTGGCAGCTCGTCAGAATGGAAAGTCGACGATTATGGAGATGTCAATTTTGGCACGGCTGTTCCTATGGGAAGAATCTTTGCAACTTGGATCAGCTCACGTGCTTACAACATCGCTTGAGACGTTTCGACACGTCGTGAGCATCATTGAAAACAATCCGGCGCTGGCCAAGCAAGTCAAGAAAATCCGCTGGGCGCACGGATCCGAAGAAATCGAATTGATCTCCGGTGCTCGCTACGTGGTTAAGGCAGCAAATGCGGCAGCTCGTGGATTTGCCAAGCCGGAGACTGTTTATATGGATGAGACGCGTCAGCTGAAAGATACTGAAGCTTGGTCAGCGATGCGTTATACGATGATGGCGGCTAAAAATCCTCAGCTCTGGACATTTTCCAACGCTGGTGACCAACATAGCCTGATTTTGAATCAGCTGCGCGAGCGCGGAATGGCATCGGCTGCCGGTGGTAACGATGACATTGCATATTTTGAATGGTCAGCCTTTTCAGACAAGATTGAGGATGAACGCAATTGGGTCGCTAGCAATCCAGCACTTGGTCACACGATTCACGAAGATAATATTCGCGCCGTTCTTAATGATCCGCCAGATGTAGTCCAGACCGAAGTCTTATGCCGTTGGGTCAATACGATCTCCGGAGCAATTCCCGTCAAAGAATGGGAAGAATGTGGATCCGATGAAATTGTCTTGGATACAGATAAAGTTACGTGGTTCGGCCTTGATTTGAGTCCGGACAGAAGAGACGGGGCATTGGTAGCGGCTCAGAAAAATCCTGACGATACTTTCAACATCAAGCTTCTTCACACTTGGCACAATCCGATTTCGCTCGATGATAAAGCTATTGCCAATGATATTGCGCCCTATGCGCGAAAATATCCAGTCGAATATGTGGCTTTTAGCAAGAGAACAAGCTCTGCGGTAGCTGCGCGATTACAACCAGCAGGAATTCCAGTGATTGACATTGATGGCGCCTTATATGGCCAAAGTTGTGATGAATTGCTTGGCGCGATCACCTCAAAGAGATTGATTCACGGAAAACAAACAGAGTTATCCAAGCAGATATTATCGGCCGTTCGATTACCAATGGGCGATGGCGGCTGGATCATCGGTCGGCGCGCCTCAAGCGTTGCAGTGTGCGCTGCGGTGGCTTCAGCTTTAGCAACACACTTTGCGACACGCCCAGAGATGGAGATTGATATTTTGGTCGGCTAGATGTATAGGAGACCTTTAGACTTGGGGCTATGGGACTATTTTCACGCAACATCACGACCTCGGATCCGTCACCGACTTATGATGTTTCAGCATCTCTAGCTCCTACAAACACCACAGATTCAATTTATAATTTTTACGGAATTACTGGCATTACTGCATCACGTGCGGAATTTATGTCAGTGCCAACTTGCGCTCGCGCTCGTAACATCATCACTTCAAGCGTTGCATCGATTCCGTTAAAGGTTCGAGTAAAAGCTGACGGATCGGAAGTAGAAACTCCTCCAAAATGCATCAATCAACCGGATCCACGTGTTCCAGGATCCAGCACTTATGCCTGGCTTTGCGAAGATTTGCTTCTATTTGGATATGGGTATCTTCGTATTACTGAAATTTATGCAGATACATATCGAATTCGCGCAGCCGAAAGAATTTCGCCAACTCGCGTTGGAATTATTACAAATGCACGTGGAACAGAGATTGAGTATTACACAGTAGACAATATTCCTGTTCCAGATTCTGGCGTTGGAGCTTTAGCTGTTTTTTACGGAAATGATGAAGGAATTTTGAATCGTGCCGGTCGTACAATTAAGGCAGGAGCAGAATTAGAACGTGCAGCGGTTATGTATGCACGGGAGCCAGTTCCGACTATGGTTTTGAAATCAAATGGCACAGCATTGCCGGCAGATCGAATTGCAAAGCTTCTTGAATCTTGGGGCAGCGCTCGACGTAATCGTTCAACTGCTTTTTTGAATGCCGATGTTGAATTGCAAGCTTTAGGATTTGATCCAGAGAAATTGCAGCTTAATCAGGCCAGATCTTACGTTGCAACTGAACTTGCCAGAGCTTGTGGCATTCCGGCTTATTACGTCGATGCTGAAACTGGATCCAGTATGACTTATTCGAATGCTGCGCTTTCGCGTCAATCTCTTGTCGATTTTTCTTTGAGAAATGTTATGACCAGCATTGAAGAACGTCTTTCAATGACTGGAATGCCAAATGATTTTGTTCCTGCATCTCAAGAAGTCAAATTTGATCTTGATGATTATTTGCGTGGATCAGCAAAAGAACGTGCCGAAGTCTACAAATTACTTTATGACATTGGTGCAATTACGACAGAAGAAATCCGACGAGAAGAGGATATGATCTCATGAAAGAAACAAAGCCAACTCCAATGAATCTTGACTTTTCAATCAAAGTCACGGCAACGGATTTTCCAAAGCGAGAAATCTCCGGACGCATCGTCACTTGGAATGAAACTGGATCCACATCAGCCGGAGCGACATCATTCAAGCCTGGCTCAATTACTTTTGGTAACTCTACGAAATTATTGCTTGAGCATCGTCGCGAAGCACCGATTGGATTTTTGAAATCTTACAAAGTAACCGATGAGGGCATCGATGCAACATTTTCTATCGGAAATACAACCGCGGGAAATGACAGCCTTGTCGAAGCATCATCAGGATTGCGTGACGGATTTAGCGTTGGAGTTCTTGCTGAAAAATACAAGAATATCGATGGCGTTTTAGTAATTAGCGCAAGTGCGCTTAAGGAAGTCTCACTTGTAACAGATCCAGCAATTGCGAGCGCAAAAGTAGCCGTCGCAGCTAGTGAGCCAGAAGATTCTGAATCAGAAGCGTCAGCTGAAGAAGCAGAAACAACCACACCAACAACACAAGGAGAAAACGAAATGGAATCAACTCCAGCCGTTCCCGAAGCAGCAGCCGAAGCGGTTGAGGCTTCCAAAGTCGTAACTGCAACAGAGACACCACGTCCGTTGTATTTCACAACACCACGTTCACCAATTCAAACACCAGGCGCTTACCTTGAGCACACAATCAAGGCAAAGATGGGAAATGAAGATTCACGTCAGTACGTAGCTGCTGCCGATGATTCATTCTCAACAAATCCAGCGTTCTCACCAGTTTCATACATTCGCGATGTGGCAACAAACACAACATTGGTTCGCCCAACAATTGAAGCTTGCGGCGGCACACGTCCACTTAATTCATATGGAATGACAGTTTCAATTCCAAAAATCACTGCAAATTCAACTGTTGCAACTGTTGCAGAAGGTGGAGATCCAACTGGTACAACTCAGATCACTTCAGCTTATGTAAATGCAACAGTGATCAAAAAGGCGGGTTTTCAACGCTACTCAGTTGAGCTCCTCGACCGGTCAGATCCGAGCTTTTATGAAATTATGCTCCAAAATCTCCGGGAAGCTTACGCTCAAGCAACTGACGAATATGTGATTTCACAAATCGTTGCTAACGGAACACAAGCTGCTACAACTGCGGCATCATCAGCGGGAATCATCTCATTCGTATCGACAGAAGCTGCTGCTGCTTACAACGCTACAAAGCGCACAGCAACAGCATATGTTGCAGGAACTTCACAATGGTCACTCTTGATGGGTGCAACTGATTCAACTGGTCGTCCAATCTATAACGCTCAGCCATTGACTCAGAATGCTGGTGGAACTGCAAATCCAACTTCAATCCGTGGAAATGTTTTGGGCTTGGATCTTTATGTTGATTCAAATATGGTTTCAACAACAATTGACGATTCAGCATTCATCATCGAGCCACGTTCGATTGAAATTTTTGAATCTCCTGCGCTAACACTTTCAGCCAATGTTCCAACATCTGGTGAGATCGAATTGATGCTGTACGGATACGTAGCTGCTGGCGTTACTTTCGCCGGTGGTCTCCGTCGCTTCAATTTAACTTAATCCAACTAATCATCGGCTAGGTGCGCTCCCGTATCTAGCCGAGCCGAATACGAAAGGACGACGAAATGCCATCTATCATCACTGCTTCGCAGCTGCGGACAGTCTTGGGCGTTTCGTCGTCCTTGTATTCAGATGCCTATCTTGACGGAATCATTGATTCTGCGGAACAAGTAATTTTGCCGATGCTGACTGCAAATCAAGCTGCAATCGCCGGTGTTTATCTTCAAAACAATGTCGCTTACTACGTAACACAGCGACCAAATACATTCGTCGAAGGCCAGACAGTCGTGATCTCAGGTTGCGTTCCATCAACATTTAACGGAACAGTCACAGTGACATCAAATTACTGGGAAACTTTTCCTTTCATTCCAGTCTTTAACCTTTATTCTGGTGCTATTTATGTTTTTACAGCTGCTAAAACAAACGCAAATATCTCATTCCGCGAAGTGATACCAGCTGGCGTTGCTTACTTATCCGGAGCAAATGCCGCCACACTTTACGCATCAACTGCGGCAGTTGAGCAAGCTGTCACAATTGTAAGTGTGGAGATTTTCCAATCCGTAGTCGCTCCTGGTGGCCAAATTGAAGGCGTTGATTTTACTCCGTCTCCTTACAGAATGGGCAGATCCTTAATGAATCGAGT